ATCAACGGAAACGTTGATTATACCGTGGAAGCTGGCAGTTCTGCGCCCAGGAGTCGTGCCGCCCGTCAAGCAATGCTCGTGGAATTAGGTACGCGTGGATGGATTACTCCGCAGCAAGTCTTGAAATTCATGCATCTTGTTGAAACTGATCGAATGTACGATGAATCTCTTGCAGACGATCGACAAGTTCAGCGCGAAAACGACAAGATGATGGAAGCTCAACCTCAGTTGAGTTTGGTTCCTGATCCAACAACTGGCATGATGCAGCCACAGCAAATGCCGCCGCAACCATTCCCTGTGAATGAGTGGGATAATGACGTGGCTCATATTACTGGTCACGAAGCATATATGAAAACCCAGCAATATGAATTGGCGGACGACACCGCAAAGCAAGTTTTGCTTGAACACTTGATGCAGCACAAGCAGAGATACCAAACTCAGCAAATGCAGGCGATGCAGGCGGCGCAACCAATGCCAGCGCAAGCAGCGCCTCAATTACCGCCCGGAGGGCCATAAATGAGTACGCTCGGAGGATTCGTTCAGATAGGAAATGAGGCGAATGTTGCTCAGTCTAGTCAGGCTGCGGTAACTGGTCCGTCGAATATTAATGGTGGAGATGAAGTTATCCAAGGATTTAATTCCAATAACTTCAACCAGCTTCAAGCAATGAGAACACGACTGGCTGCGCTGAATGCGTATTACACAACTGCTGTTCTCAATTCCATGACCTTTAACGACATGGTCTATGCATTGCGATTGCTTGGACCGTAAGGAGTAGGAATGTCCGATCAAGGCCAGCCACTTCCGCCGAGTTATGACTTTGCGCCAAGTGGAGCCTCTCCCCAAACATCGCCAAGCGGTGAACAAGGGCTTGCGAACGACTTTTTGGCTAGAGTTCCTGAAGCTGACAGAGAAGTCGTTGGCCGATATGTCAAAGATTGGGACGCAGGCGTTACGCGTCGCTTCGATGACATTTATGCTCGTTTCCAACCGTATACTGAACTAGGTACTTACCAAGACCTAGCTCAATGGAAGTCCGTCTATGAATACTTGCGGGACAATCCGCAGGCTGTTTATAAGACACTACACGAGCATTTCGGTACTCCTGCTGCCGAACCAAAACTAGTAGCCGATGACGAGTGGGGTGATCTTCCACAGGCTGCAATCGACAGATTGAAGCAAATGGATCAGCAGGGACAGCTTCTTCAGGCTTTAGCTGAGCGAGTGATTGGAATGAACACTCAGAATCAGGAAGCTGCTGAGGATGCTGAACTAGATCGTTATATGAACTGGCTCACCGGACAATATGGATCTTTCGATGAGGATTATGTCCTTGCGAAAATGTCCACTGGAATGGATGGCGCACAAGCTGTTCAAGAATTCCAGAGTAAGTACGGTGGAGGCCAGCCACAGCGCCAGGCATTCACAGTATTGTCCGGTGGCGGTGCAGTTGGGCAGCATACATTTAATCCTGCCAAAGCGTCCGGTCAGGACACACGAAATGTAGTTTCAGAGATGCTCCGACTCGCCAAAGAACAAGGGACATAAATGGGTGCGACACTCTCAACTGTGAATGCCATCCTGAAGGAGATTTACGAGGGTCGAATTCAGGACCAACTCAACGAAGAATACAATGCTTTGAAGAGGATCGAGAAATCCTCTGACGGCATTGTGGACACAGTTGGCGGAAAGTATGTCACTTTCCCAATTCGTGTTCAGCGCAACACTGGTATCTCGTACCGTGCTGAGGAAACGCAGCTTTCCAATCCCGGTAACCAGGCGTATGCGGCGGTCCAGGTTCGTCTGAAGTACGGTTACGGCCGTATTCGACTTTCTGGTCCGACAATGCAGTTGGCAGATACCAACTTCCAAGCTTTCGCTGCCGCTCTTGATGAGGAAATGAATCGACTCAAGGACGATCTTGCGAAGGATGGAAACCGTATTGCTTACGGGAACCGTCAAGGAAACGGAGCGATCTGTTTCATTACCGACACGGCTACTTCCGCAACGCATACGGTTGACAACGCTCAGAACCTTCAGCTTGGTGAAGCTGTTGACGTTCTTGTTGCGGCCACTGGTTCTGCTACCGGCGGTGTTCAATCTTCGATTGCTACACCGACGACGATTTCGGCGATCAACTACGCCACGAATACGGTTACTTTCTCAACTTCGATGGGGCCGACAACTACAGGCCATGCTGTCTATCGAATGGGTAACCGTTTGCAGGAGCCTGAAGGAATCGGTTCGATTGTAGATTCGACCGGAGCTATTCATGGCGTTGACCCTGCAACGCAACCGCTTTGGGCTGCGGTCGTTGACCGTCCGGGAACAAACCGGCCGCTTTCCGAAGCTCTGATGATTAAGACGTGCGATGCTGTCCGTCGAAATGGTGGGAAGGTTTCAGTCATTCTCACCAGTCTCGGTGTGCGGCGTTCGTATTTCAACCTGCTTACACAGCAGCGGCGTTTCACTGACACGAAGAGCTATCCTGGTGGTTTCCAGGGCCTACCCTTCAACTACGGTACAGAAATTCCTGTGGTAGAGGATGTGGATGCGCCCGTTTCCATCATGTACATGCTCGACGAATCGAAGTGGAAGGTCTATCGCTCGAAGGATTGGGCGTGGGCCGACGATGACGGCACCATTATGAAGTGGGTCGTTGACTACGATTCGTGGCAGGCGCTGATGCGTAAATACTGGCAGGTCGGTATTACGCAAAGAAATGCGAACGCCTGCCTCGACAACATCACCGAGTCGTAACATGACTCAGTGAATTCCTCCGCCCTGTAGTTTTCGTCGGGTCGTGGCCGGATTACAGGGCGGGGAATTCAAATGTCGATACCTGATCGCGAAACTGCTCAAAGGTTGGTTGATCTTGGACGGGGTGTCCGAGTGGAAAACGACGTACTTGGTGTCGTTGAGGAAATTAGACGCCGGTGGCCTGTTCTTGACGTACAGTTTCTCGATCCCAATAGATTCGAGGATATCACAGATGCCCCCTATCGAATCATTGAGCATTGCGCTGATGGATTTGATAGAGTCGTCTTTACAACTTGGACCCTCGACGGAAGAATCTACGACCGAATCTATAACGCTGACACGTTGCGTGGTTCAATACTTGAGCGGATCGACGCGAATAACGATCATCTGCGAGCCGGAGAGCGACAACGCTTTAAGGAACGACTAGAAGAAGCTCGTGATCTAGCGGCTCATATAATGAGAGCGGGTACTACCTACAAGTTTGAAAACTCTGACGGCGAGTTGGTCACACTTCAGGATGACATTGGAGTGGTGAAACGTGAACGTGGATGATGTAATTCGCCGGGTTCAACGATCATTCGGAGATGAGAATGAGTCGCAGGTTCGTATTCTTGATATCGTTGATTGGGTCAATGCCGCACAAGGTGATATATGTCGTAGAACAGAAGTTCTGCAAGGCACTCAAGTCTTCGATACGGTTGTTGGCGATAACGATTATGAACTACCTGCTGACTTTCTTCGAGCGGCGAGAGTTGAATACCAGGGTGAAGTAATTCAACAGACTACTTTGGATCAGCTTGATCTGTATTCGACAGGCGATCCAATGCACGCTCAGGGACAAGCGAAACCGTTCTGGTACATTTGGGGCGGTACGATGCATTTGTATCCTGATCCTAACACAGCACAAACTAGCGCAATCAAAATGTACTACACAAAACTTGCGCCGCTTGTGAGTAGTGGTACGGATCAATTGGGCATTCCACTTCACATGCAGGAAGATGTTGTGAACTACTGCATGATGAAGGCTCGGGAAATGAATGAAGACTTCGACGAACGTAATGCACTACAGGCTGCACATACGCAACGTATGGCTGAATCTGCGGAGATTGTTTTTGATCCCACTAGTAATGCCTACGTTGCTGTTCGCCCTGATCCGTGGGATTACACATGGTAAGCGTACAAGGACCAAGGCGTTTACGTCGGTACGAGCGGCGGGAAAGTGTATCTCGCTTTCTTGGATTGAATGTAGAGCAAGACCCCGATTTGATTCGGGATCAGGAATTCCAAGATTTGCTCAATTTCAACGTGACGCCAGCTAGAATCCTTGTCAAACGACCTGGATTCCGAATTTGGTCCCAGCAAACTGGTATCGGAGCCAGTAAGATTCTTGGTGTCTACGACACCGGCGCAATTGCCCAACTGGTCGCTTCGTTTACAGATGGTGTTAATTCGCGTACCTACGCAAGTACCGACGGCGGATTAACTTGGGGAACCACTGTATCTGGAACGAGAGCTTTCCGGTTTGCAGTTCAATACAACAGCTTTCTCTATCTTGTAGATAGCACAGGCGTTGCAAAATGGAATGGTACAACGCTTACTGCTGTCTCAGGTTCGCCGGGCGGAAGCCACATCGTCGCTTTCAAAGACAGACTTTGGGTTTGTGACGGTGCTACATCAAGTAACCTATATTACTCTGATCCTGGCCCGTCCGGCGTTGATACTTGGGGGGTCTCTTCTGTCATCAAAGTACGAACCGGCGACCCCTCAAGTTTAGTTGCCTCGTTGCCTTTTGCGGACCGACTAATGTTATTCAAAACAATGACCGTATGGCAATTGTATTTGGCCGGTAACGTTGCATCCTGGCAGCTAAAGATCCTAAATACAGAAAGAGGCGCGATATCTGAAAATGCCGTACTTACATTTCAAGGCATGATCTACATGCTATCCTGGGATGGAGTTTGGCGTTCTGACGGAGCTATTTTCCGTGAATTGTCAAATAGAGTACGGAAATATTTCAAACAGAGTCCGCAACCTTACAGAGATGTAAGTAGCGCATTGTCGTTGAGTAATCGACGGTTGTTGGTGACTTACCGGCAATATTCTCTGCCTCTTGAAAATGGAGTCATGCCCTGTGCATGTTTGTGGTATAACTTAGACGCTGATGCGTGGTCACGTATGGAGGTTCCTGATGCCGTAGGAAAATGGCGTCCATTGTCAATTTTCAACTGGTACAATCCAGGTTCACTGACAACACTTCCACCAACTCTTCAGCTTGTAGATAGTTGGAGTGTCGATCCTAATGATACTCGGACTATCTACTTGCTGGACGATACGATCGCCACCGACAAAGGCTTTCCGTTCTACAGCTACGCAGAAACCAAAATTTTTGATTTTGGTGACGTCTTCGACATGAAACGCTGCAAGGTATTTCTGCCCGAGTTTGATTCACCTGACGGTGCGATTCCGATGATCACATACAAGGTGGATAATAAGCTGGAAGAAGTTCATGTTCCGGCTGGCTCTCTTGTTGTGAAAGATCCAAAGGTCTACCGTGTTGAAGGGCCGGGGTATCTACGTCAGTTGTCGGTCTGCATCCACGAAAGCAGTTCGGCCAGAATGAGAATTCTCACGCTCAATTTTATATTGATGCTGAAGTCCGTAGTTGGAGCAGATACATGATCACTCGGGCCGATGTAGAAGATGAGCTTGCGAAGTATGATACTCAGGAAGAGCAATATCGAGCGGTCGCTGAATTGCTACAACGAGAATTGCCCGCCGACCCTGTAGTTAATGGACCTTTACGTGAATACATGAATTCTGAAGGAATAGGTTTGGCAGATGTAATTCTTCATGACCTGCCTACGTATCAGAATTGGATCAAGGATGCCGGAACAGAATAAGACAGAAGATAAGTCTGAACCAGATATTCTATACGAGCCTGCATCTCTGCTGCTGGATCACTACCACCATGATTTGCCAGAACGTCATACATTCGGGCAAGCATTTCATCTTCCAGTTGATCCGCAGCCGATAGGCGCCACAGCATTTCCTGGGATTTCAGATACTCCGGCTAGAGAAGATCACGTTCATGCAGGAATCGCTAGCGGTGGTAATTTCTTCGGACAGCTTGGTACAAAGACATTGACTACAACTGGTCAAGAAATTTTGAACGGTGGAATGACTGCTGTTCAAGCTACTGGATTTCATGTTTCGTCACCATCTAGAGTGATGTGTGATGTAGCTGGACGTTATCTTGTCTATGTTCATTTAAGTGGACAATCCACCGTTGCTACTGCATACGTTGGAGTCAACATCTGGTTGTATCATGGCGGGGGTACTACGGCTAATTATGAATCTGTTAATGGCGGAACTAATGCGAACTGGTGGGAAGGTGCCGATGCGTTTGGTGTATTTCAAATGGTGGTTGGCGATGAAATTGAGCTTTCAGCCTATACAAATGTTCCTAACATAACATTCGATACCCGCTCGTGGATTGCTATTTCTCCACTGACTGGTGCGAAGGGAGATAAAGGAGACACTGGAGCAACTGGTTCAAAGGGAGACAAGGGAGATACAGGAGCTAAAGGAGATACAGGACCACAAGGTCCGCCAGGAGCTTCTGGTTCAGCGGCAGGAACATATCGTTATGTGCAAATGTCTCCGGCTTCAACTTGGGACGTTGTTCATAATCTACCGTACTGGCCGAATGTTACAGTTGTAGATTCTCTTGGACGAGAGATAGTGCCAGATGTGCAATATGTTTCAGGTACGGAAATTCAGTTGATTTTCTCTGCTTCTGTTGCCGGTGAGGCTTACTTTAGTTAGGACTGAATATGCCTGTTTTCTACTCAGCAATTGATCTAGGTAAGAATGAGCTTCGACAGGCAGTCGTTCAGAATCTTGCTGTTGGTTCACCACCATCGTCTCCCGTCAAAGGCCAACTTTGGTTTGATTCAACCAATAATATACTGAAATGGTATGACGGCACAGTCTGGCAATCTGCTCTTGGCGGTGCGGTTTCATTCGGTACCATTCTTCAAGAGCAAACATTCGGTGCTTCAAAGACTGACGGTGTAGCAACTACTGCGGCAAGGTCTGACCACGGACACGGTAACCCGACTCACGTAAATGCAGATCACTCTACGATCAACCTCTCGGCTCTAGCTGTACCAACTGCGCAAGTTTCGTTTAACAACCAAAGAATTACTAACCTAAATGATCCAGTCAGTTCTACAGATGGAGCTACTAAGAACTATGTTGACAACATGGTTCAAGGTCTTTCATGGAAACAAACCTGCCGAGTTGCTAGCACAGCAAACTCAGCTCTTACTGGATTGATAGCAGTTGATGGTGTCACAGTCGCTGCAAACGATCGAGTTCTTCTTAAGAATCAAACTGCTGGTGCAGAAAATGGTATCTGGGTTGCTACATCAGGTGCATGGTCGCGTGCTTTTGATGCGGATATAGGTGCAGAGCTAGTTAATGCGTCAGTGTGGATTGCTGAAGGAACAGCAAACGCTGATACTTCATGGGTTCAAACTGTTAATGCTCCGATTACTATTGGTACAACTACAACAACATGGGTTCAATCGAGCGGTGCTGGTCAAATAACTGCTGGTGCTGGTATGACAAAGACTGGCAACACACTTGATGTTGTTGCTGGAGATACCAGTTTGACAGTAGCGGCGGATTCAATTGTTGTGAATACGGCTGTCATTGCAACTATCGCCTACGCAGATGCTAAATATGCGTGGTCGTATTCTGCTCCGTTGACTGGAACAACGAGTCCTGAAGTTGTAACACATAACCTGAACACCCGAGATATTATGTTGACTGTCTTGAACGGAAACTCGCCGTATACTGCTGTTGAGGTAGATTGGGATGCGACAACTGTTAATACGGCTACTATTCGTTTCAATCCTGCTCTCGGTGGTGGTTATCGTGTGGTAGTGGTTGGCTAATGCGTAGCTACGGAATTACGAATGCGGCTCCGTACGCTACCGCGCCGGCTGTCGGTTTGGCGGGCGATACTTATTTTGATACTGTTGCGAAACAACTATATCTCTCTGACGGTACAGTTTGGATTCCACAGTATAGTCCTGGGGCGGCGTGGAATACTGCTTGGGGTGCTGTTGTTGCACCAGTTCTTATAACTGCGTCTGGCACAGCAAGCAATGCAATGGCTGATCTTGCTGGGTCAACTATAACTATAACTCCAGTTGTAGGACGACGTTACAAAATTGTTGCAGAAGGACTTCTCTACAACGATACAGCTAATGCTAGAGCAAATATTTATATTCGAGATAGTGCCAATACTATC